TAACTTGGGGAGTGACATCACTTTAGTGACATAATGAATAATGGAAAGTAAGTATAAATCGGTGGAAAGGCCGATTGCTGTGTGCTCCCTTGGGTGATATGATGTCTAAAGCGGGAATTCTTCCCGTTCTTCTTTCGTATACATGCAGGTGACGAAATGGCAGATGATGAACTTGAAGACTACGCTGAGAAGTACGATCGCCGCTTCCAGCTTGCAAAACGCCCTCGTTCTCTCCTCGCCAGAAACTCCAGACCCGTGATCGTGGATTACCAGGATGAGGATGGGAACTGGAGACAACGGATAAAGATGGAGCGGATCAAGTTCGACGATAAGGCGAAAGGAGTGTTCCTGGAAGAGTATCGGAAGTGGGGACGAATGGGAGAGAGCGCCGCCGCTGCTGGAGTTGCGACCTCCACTGTCCGCTCACATATCGAGAGTGATGAGGAGTTCGCCAACGCCCTGATCATGGCTGAGGAGGAGTATCGGGAGAAACTCATTGGGCATCACCAAGATCTGGTCTTCAACGGAACCCAAAAGGAGAACTTCGATCGCAATGGCAACCTCGTCTCCACCGAGACAATCTATCCCATCCGCCTCATCGAACTCGAACTCAAGAAGCACGACTCTGGCTATCGTGACAAGCAAGAGGTCCAGGTCAATCATACTGGTGGTGTTCTTGTCGCTCCTGCTGAGATGGCGAGCATTGACGATTGGGAGAAGCGGTTCTCCAAAGCGAAGGACGTGACACCGGAAGCCCAAGTCGTCCACGCCATCATGGCTCCTGATGATGTTGAAGATGTAGATGAGGATTGACCGATTTGGAAATCGGCCGAGTCCATCCATAGGATTGGCTTGAGGATGAGGACATCTCATATACATAGTCCTCATCTTCTTCCTCCAGATGGCCAGATTGGGAGATAAGTTTCTCCAGATAAAAGTATGGGAAGATGAAGAAGACGCGGAAGAGGAGAGAGAGCGACAAATGACGGTTGTTTCGCAACTTCCCTGTGGTAGTGTGTGGGTGGGCAATGGTGCCCAAGCAACGAAAGGCAAACTCCATGATCAGCAAGTCCCTCACACTCTCCGCCGCAGCAGGTCGCTCGATGTTCACAGGCAAGCTGGCTTCTGCCAAGCAAGCCCTCCGCGCCGAAGTCGAAATGCTCACACGCCTTTATTCGCGCGACGGCGGTGTCATCAATCGCCTGCCTCCGGGCGTCGCCTATGGCGCGTCGTTCAGCCGCAATCAGCATCCTCGCCAGCGTTAATGCCCCCAAGCAGTTGACGAGGGTTGGCCGGTTCTCCCAGTGAGGACCGGCTGTCTCCCTTGGGCATCCATCCTCAACTTCATCTTGACCGAGTCTGAATATCTTCATCATCTTCTAGCAGACAGGTCTTCTTCATATTCTTCCAAATCTTCATCATCTTCCTCCAGTTCGCCGAGTGAGTGACTGAGCCGATCCAAAATTGACCGAGTCCGTCAAACCGATGCCGATGAAGAAGAGGCGCTCATCCTCCTCGGTCCTCATCATCTTCTTCCGGTCGGCTCCGCCTCATTTCCGCCACAATCGGGGAAATCGTGTCGTTTCGGCCACAGGGCCAATCTTTTTCTTCTTCGCCCCAATCTCGCCTTAATTCTGCCTCAATCTTCATGTTCGCGCGTGCGCTCGCACCGTTGCCAAATCGCAAACAAACTATTTATCTATCGGTCGCAATTAGTGCTTGCGCCCTGTTGGCTTTGCCCTACTCTGATTACAGGGCAAGCGGCAATGGTGCCGCCCCTACCAAGAAGGAACTTTCCAATGGCTACCACCGTTTCCAAAACCGCCCCTGTCGCCACCCCTGCCAAAAAAGCCGCCCCTGTCGCCACCCCTGCCAAAAAAGCCACCCCTGCCAAAAAAGCCGCCCCTGTCGCAGCGCCCAAGGCGCAGGCACCGCAGGCACCGCGCTTCGTTATGGGGCCGTGGCCCGTTAAGGCGCAGGGCGGCAACTCCATCCGTGGCTACTGCTACAGCGTTGCCAAGGGCCTTGCCAAGACCCACCCCAACGGCTTTACCGCTGCCGAGTTTGCCAGCGCCCTTGCCGCCAATGCGTCCGGTTCCACCTACAAGCAGCCGTCCGCAGGCTGGGGCACCGCTGCCAAGCCCAACGGCAACGCCATGTCCCACGCCAACTGGTTTGCCCACGCCAAGCAGGGTTGGCTTGCCCCTGCCCCCACCCCTGCCAAGGGCTAAGGCCCTGCCCCTGCCCTGCCCCACGGGGCAGGGCACCCACCCCACCCACCCACCCCTAGCACAAGGCCAAGCCCATGTCCTACCACCGCCCCACCCACCGCTCCTCCTACCAAGCCCGTCGGTCCGCTCGGGCACGCGCCGAGGCCGTGGCCTCCCTCACCCTGCTGGTCACTCACGTCGTCCTCCCTCTGGTCGCCGTGGCTCTGCTCTACGAGATGCTCGTCCCTATGGTCTCTCACATAGGCCAGTCCCTCAGCACGACACTGTTGCCCTGAAGCAACACTTGCCCTGACCCGACCGCCCCTCGGGTCAGGGCCACCCCCACCCCACCCCAAGGACGCGGTCCTGGCCGACCGCCCCACCCCGCCCACTCCCTCCGACCCCTCCCGCGCTGACTTTAGACCATTCATCACATTCCAAAAATAAAAATAAACCATGACACATAGAGACTTGTCTTTTGCACATTCGCACTGTACAATCATAGTACACCAATCGCGAGGCTACCATGCCCAATCACAATCTACCGAACCTCAAGCGCCTCTGGTACTGCAACCACGCTCACGCGAAGACTGGCGGCTGTGCTTGCAAGAACCACGCAGACAAGACGCCCAAATGCGAGACCATCCTCAACACCCCGCTCGAACGCATTGACCAAATTCGCGCTGAGAAACGGAAGCTTCGTCTGCCGCGCCCACGCTCTCTTTGGGCTGATCTGGAACGCTTCTCCTCAGGCATGGCTCAGTATCAGGCACAGATGAGAATGGCCCGCCACGACAGGGAAATGTGGGTCGACACTGATTACGAACGCAGGATGATGGCATATCGGAAAGAAGAGATCGCGATGCTCTATGGTCGCCCGTTACAGTATATGATCACCATCGACGAAGCGCATATGTTCTGGCCCTCGGTATACGAAAAGAAACACCTTCCGACGGAAGGCGCTCCTTCGGTTCCGAAATCATGGCACAAGTTCATTGAGCCCAACCACAGAAAGAAGCCAAGATGACAGTCTACGTCGATGATCCTGTGCATCCGTATGGAAGGATGCTAATGTGCCACTGTATCGCCGACACCCGTGAGGAACTGTTGGCGATGATGACTCTCATCGGAGTTCAGCACAAATGGCTCCAACACAAGGATCACTGGCATGAGCATTTCGACATCTCGAAAGGGAAAAGGCAGATTGCAATCTCCCATGGGGCAATCCCAATCACTTCCCGCGAACTCGTCAGAAACTTCGATCACGAAGAACTGTTGGCACAGAAGTATCGTCAGCAGGGGAAGAAATCCGTACACCTGTGTCCGGATTGGGACTTCATGGCGATACATAGTCTTTCGCCTGAATTCGAGGCTTGTCTTTGTGACCTATCAGCCCTACCATAGCCGAAATCACCTCGAACATTTTTGGTGAGGTCTGTCGCGTCCCAGCGCCTATTGGGAGGAACCACGAGTGGACTTGATCTTAATTCCGACAGCAGGTTTGCAGACGTGGATTCGTGAGAATGAACACGAATTCACATCTATCCAACTCGGAACTCAGAAAGGCGTCATGAAAGATGGCACTCGCTTCATGTACCGTGTCACTGAGGGTGATTGGCTGGAGCGGTTGCGCGGCACGACTATCAAGTCGTACAGCATCACGAGAGGCGTCCGTCTCACGACCTTCGAAATATCAGCACTTCAAGCGATGATGCAAATGTCATGATTACGTTCGATCAGCAAATCATGCACACGGAAACAACGAATGGTGACTGCACTCGTGCGGTTGTCTACACGTTGGCTCAAAGAGACTTAGGTCTTCCCCATCCAATCGGAGAAGACAAAAACTGGAATATGGATTTCTTTCTCGATCTTGAGAACAAAGGTTTTGCCCTCGATTACTTCCCTCGAGAGAAAGATCACTGGCCTCGTTTCGTTGGGCGATCAGGCATCTCTCCTCGCGGAATTCGACATCTGGTGGTATGGGATCGAGAGAAGAACGAGATGTTTCACGATCCTCATCCTTCGAGAGGTGGTATCACTGATTTCGATGGTTGGTTCGTTTTGAGAGAAATGTCATGACACAATTCCCAAGCAACGTCGTATGGAAGCCCATGCCGGGAAGCCAAGAGGCGTTCCTGTCTGCAACTCCGATCTTTGAGGTTCTGTTCGAAGGAACCCGTGGCGGCGGCAAGACCGACTCGCTGCTCATGAGTTTCGCGATGCACGTCGGCAAAGGATACGGGGCCTCGTGGAAAGGTATTCTGTTTCGCCAGACCTACAAGCAGTTGACGGACGTTATTTCGAAAACCAAGAAATGGATCCCGCAAATCTGGCCGGAGGCGAAGTTCAACCACTCCGAACACACTTGGACTTGGCCGACTGGTGAGCAGCTTCTTCTTCGTCAGTTCGCCAAAGACCACGACTACGACAACTACCACGGACACGAATATCCGTGGATCGGCTGGGAAGAACTCTGCAACTGGCACAGTGACAGCGGCTATCGGCGCATGTTCTCGACTTGTCGTTCGTCGAAGAAGGGTATGCCTCGCATGGTGCGGGCTACGACGAACCCGTATGGACCCGGACACAACTGGGTCAAGCATCGGTTCAAGCCCAACACGATGAACATGATTGTTCGCAAGGACCTCAAAGACGAAGATGGCCTTCCAGAGCCGAGCCGCCTGTCAATCCACAGTCACATTGACGAAAATACAGCCCTTCTGGAAGCTGACCCTGATTACAAGCAGAAAATCGCCGCTTCTGCGCGTAACGAGGCCGAAAAGAAGGCTTGGTTGGAAGGTTCTTGGGACATTGTCGCTGGCGGCATGTTCGACGACGTCTGGAACCCGAAATATAACGTTCTCAAGCGTTTTGAGATCCCCGAGAACTGGAAAATCGTGCGTTCTTTCGACTGGGGAGCCTCGAAACCCTTCTCCGTTGGGTGGTGGGCCATTTCCGACGGTTCAGACGTTGAAATTCAGCCCGGAGTATGGAAATCCACTGTTCGAGGCGATGTTTTTCGTGTTCGAGAGTGGTATGGCAGCACTGGGAAGCCCAATGAAGGACTGGACATGCTCGCTTCCGACATTTCGGAGGGTATTGTCAAGCGCGAACTCGAATGGGGCTGGCGTCAACAGGGTACGAACTGGTGTCGTGTGAAAGCTGGTGTTGCAGATAGCCAGATTTTCGCCGCTGAGAACGGAAATTGTATCGCCACGGACATGAAAGTCAAGGTTCGACTGGACGATGGCTATCGCTATCCGGGAATTCAGTGGAACCCAGCCGACAAAAGGCCCGGAAGTCGGTCCACAGGCTGGACACAAATGAGGCAGAAGCTGAAAAACGCGCATCCGAACGTGAAAATTGTGCGCGATGAGCCTCGACTGTATCCTCGTGAGAAAGCTGGCCTGTTCGTGTTTGAAGATTGCGTCTCTTTCATCGAGACCATTCCTGTTTTGCCTCGTGATGAGACAAATATGGATGATATCAATACTGATGCAGAAGATCACGTCGCAGACGAAACGCGATACCTCATTCGTTGGGTTGCAACTCCGGGATCATCTGGTGTGACAACAGGACATAATTGACACAAAACGCTTGCCAAGAGCAGCGGGACCGGAGTAGGTTGACAGCCATGACCAGCACACTCGCATCACAACACCCATCTTTCTCAGCGGCCAGCCCCGACTGGACCCTGATGCGTGACGCCTACAAAGGCGAGCGCCATGTGAAGAGCAAGGGTGTGCTCTACCTCCCGATGACCAGTTCTCAGGTCTTGGACGGTGCTCTCACTTCGGCGACCTCGGTAGGCTTCATCGCTTATCAGGCATACAAGCAGAGAGCGCGTTTCCCGAACTTCACCCGTGAAGCCGTGCAGATGGCAATCGGCATGATGCACTCGCAGCCTGCTGAGATCAAGTTGCCGAAAGCCATGGAGAAGATCGTGTCTCGGCAGGGAGAGAGCCTGCAAGTTCTGCTTCGCCGTATCAACACCGAGCAACTGCTCACGGGGCGTATCGGCCTCATGGCTGATATGCCGACGAACCCTGCTCCCGGAGAGGACCTGCCCTACCTCGCGACGTATATTGCTGAGCGCTGCATCAACTGGGACGATGGAACCGTTGAGCAGCTTGTTCCCCAGAAGCTGAACCTTGTCGTCCTCAACGAGAGTGAGCAGGTTCGTACCGCTGACTTCGGCTGGGAGAACAAAGACAAGTACCGCGTCCTCATCTTGGGCGATGCACGGGACAACGAACCCAAGGGGACCTATCGGCAGGGCGTGTTCGAAGAGACCAATTACAATGAGGCGGCTCTCAAGGCTCCCTCGTGGCGTGGCCGCACGCTGGAAGAAATTCCTTTCGTGTTCATCAACTCCTGTGACGTCACTGCTGACGTCGATGATCCGCCTCTGCTGGACCTCGGCAACATCTGCATGGCGATCTACCGTGCTGAGGCAGACTATCGGCAGAACCTGTTCATGCAGGGACAAGATACCTTCGTGACCATTGGTGGTGGCTTCGACGAGACCGATAAGGTCCGTGTCGGGTCCGGCGCACGCCTTGATCTGCCTATGGGCGCTGACGCGAAGTACGTCGGTGTCCAGAGTCAAGGTCTCAGCGAGCAGAAAGACGCAATCACCAATCTGGAAGGCCGTGCCTCTTCCATGGGCGCTCAGACGCTGGACAGCACATCTCGCCAGCGTGAAAGTGGTGACAGTCTGCGTATCCGTGTCGCTGCTCGTACTGCCGACATGAACCAAGTCGCTGAGACTGGTGCAACTGGCCTCGAGCAAGTGCTGAAGATCTGCGCACGCTGGATGGACGAAGATCCCAGTGAAGTTTCGGTCATCGCCAACAAAGAGTTCGGTGAAATGCCGCTCACTGGTCAAACGATGGTTGAGATCGCAACGGCTCGCAACCTCGGCTGGCCGATCAGCGCTCGTTCGATGCACGATCTGTCTCGGAAGCGTCGCATGACCACCAAGACGTTCGATGAAGAAGTTGCTGAGGCTGAGAAAGAGAGCAAGGACGAGAAGTTCGTGTTCGGGAAGCCTGACACTGGTTCGAATACTGCCATTCAGCCCAATGACCCGAACAATCCCAATGGGAACACGGGTGGCGGCGACAAGACGAATGGGCAGACCACTCATCCCTCTGGAAGGACGCAGACAAAATGATCTACGAATTCTGGCTCGGTTTCAAATCGTGGGTGTCGTCGTGCTATCACGACCACCCTGTCTATACCTGTCTCTTCGGAGTAGGTTGTTTCGCGCTGGGCTCACTGCTCGGTTAACATAACCAGTCAAGGTGATCTTGACTTTAGATGGAGAACGGATATGGATCCGCTCGAACTTGTTTACGACAAACTCGATGCAGTGCCCG